CGGAGAAGATCCACCGCCAAGAAACTCCGGGCGCTGTAACCTGGCATCAGGAGAAACAACGCCGAAATGTGAACGGATGATCTCTGTATAACGACTACCACCACGCGCGTCGCGCTCAAGCAAACGCTGAATCTGAAACGACTGACGAAGCTGATTGATAGTCGCTGCTGTCGCAGTAGAAAGGTCAGCATTCAAACCTGTTGTGGTAGCGCCCGCCGCACCAAAATCAAGCGGCCCAGCAGAAGACGTGCCCACATTCGACAAAGGAGTACCGGCGCCACCATCCGTCTGCGCTGTAGTCATAGTGCCGGCTGCACCGCGCCACTGAAAATCGACACCGGAAGAAATGACCGGAGCGATCGTACCAAGCGGAATGGAAACCGCATCGCCCTTTTGAGGCCAGGGCAAGCATGACGTAAAATAATCATGGCGTTTACCGCGCCGCAACAACGCATAATCCGTGGTCGTATCCGGCCCATCGTCCTTATCGACGATCACCGAATCCTGAAGATTCTCATCACGGTACCACTCATTCCAGATCAAGTTATACGCACGATGAAAAAGCGAATTATGCTCAAGCGAATTGATCTCGGTCGGAATGCCCATATAATCAGACAACGAACCGAGAGCATGTCCGCCAGCGACCGGAGCCGTCATCACCGGCACGGTATAATCGATAGGATCGCCAGGGTCGATCTGCTCACCGTTAAACTTCTGCCAGTTGTTCCAAACCAGGCGCATCGGAACCGCAAAAAACTGCGTATCCATGAACATGTTATCCATGATCGGAAATATCGGCGTAGCGAGACGAGAAAACGCCGTCAAATTGACATTAAACGTATCGCCAGGCAATGCCTCATCAACCAAAAACGGAACGAGATAACCCTCGTCAAAAGTCGTCTTGTAACCATGAGAGCGATCAAAAGAAGATCTCGGGATCTCGGCGCGAGGAACCTGTGAAAAAACATGCGAACTCTGCATTGTGGATTTCATGCTTGTTTCTCCTGTAAAAGAATTTCACCATCAAACTCAACCGGCTGGCCAACAATCTTATACTGAGCAGCCAAGCCAATAAATACCGGCTTACCAGTCGGAACAATCAAACCAAACGCATCATCAAAAGTCCCGACCTCGAAAAGAGAATAATCCGAAGGATTACGATAGAAGGCGTGGGTGACGTCGTTGACGCAATCAGACAAAACACGAACAGCCATGGCTTGGTTGGCCAAAAGAAAAGGCGGAAAATAAGCCTTCGCCTTAGCGTCATAAATCGAAAACATTTTCAGCAACATGTTAGCTCCTTTTTAAAGTTGAAATTTGAGCGAGTTTTACACGCTCCTTTACACGCAAGCGTTCAGGCGTCTGATCTGCCTTATGCTTACGAGCCTTCTTGATTCGAGCAAGCTTAAGCCGCTCGATCAATTTCTCACCATGCACCTTCTGGTGCAGGTTCAAATAAAAATTAGGAGTTTTGACTTTCATGCCGTCGTGAACGACAAAGTCATCGGGAAAAACATCAGAAGAAAACTTACGAAACCAACCTTGGCCAATACCAGGTCGGCGCGACATAGTCGCATACTCGGGTTCGACGGTATGAATCTCACCAGTCGATTCATCCAACCTGGCATAGTGCGTAGGACACGCATCAACATCAAGCCGATCACCATTGATCTTCTTCATGACATAACGCGCACAATAAGCCGCGCTCTCAAAAGTAAAATCGCCGACTACGGCGTGACCGAGACCCCAGAGGTCGGTAAGAGTTGGAGAAACGAAGACAGAGTGTCCAGAATCGGACTTGGAAAATAATACCCGATCAGAGAAATTGCAGCCAAACAAAATACTATGATAATGCGGCCTTGAGGTGTCATCGCCATACTCTCCACAATGAAAAAATCTAATTAATTGACCAGAGAAACGCTTCCGGAGCCGTTTCATAAAAAGCTGAAAATCACGAAGACAAAGGCCACCATCACCAGGCAACTTATCATCAGAATAAGTAAGAGTGATAAAACAATTATCCTGATGAAGACTCGCCTCATGCTGCATGCGAATCGCCCATTGCTTACTACGATCCAAACGACAGCCGATGCACTGACCACAAGGCACAGAAACAGGAAGGTCAGCATATCCATCCTTCACAGAAAAAACGATCGAACGCTTACCAGACTCGTTACGTTCACGTGATCGATAGCCTTCCAGAGGATGATAACAGGCCATACATCACCACTGTCTCCGAGAGCGTTTCAAATTGAAACGCTTAAATCGCAGATACGGATAACCATAACTCCGAAGGGTACGCCGGCGAAATCTCATAAGCGTATGCCGCCACGCATAGGCGCACCAGCAAAATTGCGCCTATTAAAACTCACAGCACCACGGGTGAAAGAACGACGAGACCGACGACGAGAAATCTTATGACGATAAGCCATGACAACCTCCTCAATGACAAACACAGAGCAAATGCTCAAAATCGGCTGTAGCGTAACGAACCATGCCGAACAAAGTAACACGTACAAGACCAGTTTTCACAAAACACCTCCACCAGGTAAATAAGAAAATCCTAATCAACCCCAACCCTACCAGGGAGTAAGACAGACACTACGCTAAAAAGCGGTGTCAGTCAAGACAGATGATAACAAGAAGACCATCTGTCAAAAGTCCCAAGCAGGGACATAAATCATTGATTACAATGAATAAAAAAAGCGGGCAGAATCCACGAAAAACCGCGATACCTGCAACCGCATGAATATAAAGCGCAAAAACATAAAAACGGCGCAAAAAAAAGCTCCAGCCTTAGGCGGAGCATATGTACCTGATGGCAACCTAAACCAGCCAACAGGAAAAAAAAGGGCACTCCGTAGAGTGCCCAAAGCATAGCAACCTATCAGGGAGTAGGACTAACGCTATGCAGGAGCCACCGGAACGGGGCTAGAAGGAGCCAAAACCGGCTCAGAAGGGGGAACCCCCTTAGGAGCATCAAAGATGCCCAATTTAACCCCCTCATCCAAATTAGCCGGATTATGGACAAATTCCATAAAAGCCACAGGATCATTCTGAAAACGCTTACGCAACGAAGACGGCAGATCGGCAAACATTTGATTGCCCTCAGCAACAACTTGCATAGCCTGGGCAAACTCGATACCAGTAGTATCAAAATAACGCGCTTCGTATTTCTCATTAAAAGCGAGAACACCAGTACGCTGATACTTCGCAACGATGTTATTCACATCACACTCGGCCTTAAACGACTGTTTAGTACGGCCTTGCTCTGGGAAAAAGACTTGAACAGATACCGGCTCAGAAAATGCAGAACGAATAATACGCATGACAATCTCCTATTTGGAAAACAACGAACCACGAAACCAACCTTCAGACTTCTTGCGATCATAGAAATCACGAACAGACTTAGCTGAAGACTTAAAAGGCTGGGTAAAATCGGACAAAGGCTTAAATATTGGAGAAGATTCACGACCAATCGCCTTGTCCACAATATCAGAAACAACATCCCAGCCCTTTGCCTGGAGTGCCTTCTTAGGAACAGAAGACCACTGTAAAGCAGCAATAGCAGCCTTCGCAGAATTATCCGAAAGAATACCAGGCACAGCAGCCTTAATATTTGCAGTTGTAGCATCAGCCTGTTCAATCTGAGCACGATTAAGAGCAGCCTGCAAAGCCGAATGAACAGCAGTAGAACCAATACCAGGATGAGAAGGAGATGGCGAAGAACCAGAAGCCCCGCTCGGCGTAGAAGAACCACCTTGCTTTGCCGACAAAATCGGATTCAGACCAGCAGCACGCATATCTGCAACCTCGCGTTGATGAGCCGTTGAACTCATACGCTCCTGAAACTCCATTTGACGAGTTGCCTCATCATGTGAAAAATCACGGGACATAGCACCCTCTCGATGCGTCGCATACGCCGACACAGCATCACCGCCGAGAGCCATTCCTACCAGGGGCCCGGCCACACCAGAAAGAATAGAACCTAAATTCATAATGACCTCCTAAAAATGGTCAATGAAACCAGGTACACCATAAACCGGCATAGGCCGAGCGCAATTCATCCGCACATACGAATCAAAAATAAAGTGCGGTTCGGCAGGCACAGCAATCACCCGATCAACCGGAGCGTTCTCGACAATAAACGTAGCATCGAGAACCGGAGCAGAACCGAACGACTGTGCCAAATGCCAAGCATCCAACGTGCCAGCGGCATTTGAACGGAAAAGACCAGTCACCCGAGACGGCTTGTAGCGATACTCCGCATATCGTTCCTGATACCCAAAAACGATATCATCGTTAGCCGTCCCGTCAGTGTAAATCTCTTTACGAGTAACGGCCTGTTCGCCGATCTGAGCCAACGCCGGCCAGTAGAAATCGTAACGGGTTTGGCGACTGAACATGCGGTCGAGCCCTTGCTGATAAGTCAAATCAGCACGAACAGAAACAAGGCCAATAATCAAACAATGCTCAGTGAACGACTTGGTAAAACCATGACCCTGAATGGTACAAGTACCAAACGCAGCAACATTACCCTGCGGCGTTGTGGCATCTGTAGATGAAGTCTGAGCAACCGGAGACACAATCACAGGGGAAGAACCACCACCGAGAAACTCGGGACGCTGCAGCCTGGCATCAGGAGAAACCACACCAAAATGTGAACGGATAATCTCAGTGTAACGACTACCGCCGCGCGCATCACGTTCGAGCAATCGCTGAATTTGAAACGATTGACGAAGTTGATTGATAGTCGCCGCCGTTGCGCTGGACAAATCAGCAGACAATCCGACCGTACCACCAACAGCAGCCGTATTCCTGAGATAAACGTTACTGTTTGGGTCGGCCTGATTGGTCAACGTCCGCAACGTGCCGGTAGAATTTAGAACACCGGCAAAAGCCAAATCAGCACCACCAACAACAGGCGCGGAAGTACCAAGCGGAATAGAAACTGCATCGCCCTTTTGGGGCCAGGGCAAACAGGACGTAAAATAGTCATGTCGCTTACCACGACGAAGCAACGCATAATCCGTGGTCAAGTCCGGGCCATCATCCTTGTCAACAACCACGGAATCCTGCAGATTTTCATCGCGGTACCACTCGTTCCAAATCAAATTATACGCGCGATGGAAAAGCGAATTATGCTCAAGTGAATTAATCTCGGTCGGGATACCCATGTAATCAGACAGAGAACCAAGAAGATGACCACCACCTGCAGGAGCCGTCATAACGGGAACGGTGTAATCAATTGGATCACCTGGATCAATCTGCTCACCGTTGAACCTCTGCCAATTATTCCAAACAAGCCGAAACGGAACCGCAAAAAACTGTGTATCCATGAACATATTGTCCATGATTGGAAAAATCGGCGTTGCAAGCCGAGAAAACGCCGTCAAATTGACATTGAACGTATCACCAGGTAAAGCCTCATCAACGAGAAAAGGAATCAAATATCCCTCATCAAAAGTAGTCTTATAACCGTGTGAACGGTCAAACGAAGAGCGCGGAATCTCCGCACGAGGAACCTGTGAAAAAACATGCGAACTCTGCATAGTGGATTTCATGCTTGTTTCTCCTGTAAAAGAATTTCACCATCGAACTCGACAGGCTGACCGACAATCTTATACTCGGCAGCCAAACCAATAAACTCAGGCTTTGCAGACGGAACAATCAAACCCTTCGAATCATCGAAAACCCCGATTTCGAAAAGCGAATAATCAGAAGGATTACGGTAGAAGGCGTGGGTAACGTCGTTGACGCAATCACCAAGAACACGAATAGCCATGGCCTGGTTGACCAAAAGAAAAGGCGGAAAATAAGCCTTCGCCTTAGAATCATAAATTGAAAACATTTTCAGCAACATGTTAGCTCCTCTTCAAAGTTGAAATTTGAGCAAGTTTTACCTGCTCACGCACACGCAAACGCTCGGGAGTTTGATCCCCTTTATGCTTGCGCGCCTTCTTGATCCGAGCAAGCTTGAGCCGCTCGATCAATTTCTCACCATGCACCTTCTTGTGCAGGTTCAAATAAAAATTAGGGGTTTTGACTTTCTTGCCGTCATGAACGACAAAGTCATCAGGAAAAACATCAGAAGAAAACTTACGGAACCAACCGTCGCCAATACCAGGATTACGCGACATAGTCGCATACTCAGGATCGACGGTATGAATCTCACCAGTTGATTCATCCAACCGAGCATAATGCGTAGGACACGCATCAACATCAAGCCGATCACCGTTGACCTTCTTCATGACATAACGAGCGCAATAAGCCGCACTCTCAAAAGTAAAATCGCCGACTACGGCGTGACCGAGACCCCAGAGGTCGGTAAGAGTTGGAGAAATGAAGACAGAGTGTCCAGAATCGGACTTGGAAAATAATACCCGATCA